TGTACTTGAAGAAGTATATAATGCAAAGTTACCTGATGTATCGTTAATAGATCCTTCAAATGAATCTATACGACCAATATAACAGCTTGATATAAGATGTCTATCATTCTCATAGTCAAGAGCAGGATTACCCATAACTATAAGCGACAATCTATCGTTATTAGCGTTAATCCAGTAAGATATTCTAGTATCAGCTGAAAGGCCTGCTGTTTCCAATGGAACTAATAATGTACCATCAGAAATAGTAGAAGTACTGATATCCTCATCGATAGAGTCTATCATTATCTCTTCAAAATCTCTGTACCAAGAAAGTTTTGACCACGGAGATATATGAGAATTCTGAGTGGTAATATTACCTTCGTTATCAGTAATATTAGGATTAGGACCAGAGAAATCAAGTGCTGGATTATCAAACATTCTTACGAGACAGTAATGGTTGTTTGGTAATGCTACACTGTCTGTTATATTGAACGAGTTAAGATCTACATAGTTAAAGTTCTTATCGTAATCATATCTCGTTACTATTGTTCCATAGAATATATCTGGATTAGTAACTTTATCTAAGGAGAATTTAAGCTCTTTAACAAATTCAATTGCAGTTGGCTTTATTTCTCCAAGATATTCTTCAGGAACAGGAATATAACGACCTTCTGAATATAGTTCAGGTTTTACATCATCGATTCCTACATGACCATATTCAGCGTCAAGATCGATAATGGCTCCTTCTCTGATCGTGAATATTTCTACTTTCTTCTCGTATGTGAATGTAATTGTATAAGTATCTTTGTTATTTAATACAGCATAGGTAATCTGCATATGAAGAACATTCATTGAATCATAGTCTTCTTTAGTGAAAGTAGATCTTAATCCACAAATACCCATGATAAAGTTATATAATGATAAATCATTATTCTTAATAGAATTAAGATAAACTTTATCGATATCAAGGTATGTAGTAGGATTACCGAAATCAGGAATTTCTATAATATCAGAAAGGTTTTCTTTCTTGTATATAGTTTTTAATCCACTAAGAATACCTTCTCCAAAAAGATCGTCTCTTTCATAAGCATTACTTACTGAATCGACATATTCTATCTCTTGGGTAGAAGTTACCATGCCCTCATGCTGAGGAGCTTTGAAATTCTTAACCAATTGAGTAAAGTCATATATAACAGAAGCAGTAGTTTTTCTTGCCTCTTTATACATTTCTTTTGTTACTACACGAGGAGTTAATCCAATTAACTCTGCGTCTAGTGGGTATTCTTCTGGATTTGCAAGATAAGCGGGTTTGTAGAATTGAACATACATTGTTTTCTTTGTTTCTTCTACGTCACCACTAACAGAAAGCTCTTCTGTTTCTTTATCTTTTATTTCATGTTCAGTAGTAGTCGTTCTTAAAACAACACTATTAGTAATTTGCTCTATCTGATTTTCTATTTTCTCAGTGTACTGATCAATAGTAAGTGTTTTAACGACTTCATCATAATTAGTATTAATTCCTTCTGCCCAGGATGCATTACCGTTATATGTTGGGTAAACAATATCCCAGTTTTTCTTTCTTAATACTAATGACGGAGTGATAATATTACCATCAGCATCTTTTATGGCATCTTTTTTAACGCCTAAAGATAATACTTTTGAGATTTCTTTAATAAAATCACCAGATGAACAAACACCTTCGTAATATCTAAACTTACGATATTCGTCAGTAGTGTTTTGCATTAATAGGTACCTCCTTTTCTTATATATTTATATTTTAGCCTATTGCATTGTTTATAGTATTGGCTTCAAGTTCTTCCCATACATATCCAGGTATACCAAATTCACTATCTGGAATTGCTGCATTATATACTGGTAATGGTGGAATATTTATAACATCATCAGCTTGTTTTTCTCTTAGCATTCTTATTCCTAGCCATACCTTTTTAGCTGTTCCACTCATATTCATAAATTTCATTTTTATATTAGATCCTGCTGCAAGTTTATAAACATAAGTAGATGTTCCTATATAAAGACCTTCTTTTACTTCTGTAGGCCACCATGTATCAAACCATCTTTCGTTATTTACATATAAGTTATAATAATCGTTTTCTCCATATCCAGAACATGTAACTACTAATTGTAGTAATTCTACATCTTCTTGTGGGCTGTCCCATTCCATACTATAAACACCTTGTACAGCAGGAACATTCATCATAATCATTTTATTATAAGGTTGTGATAATTGAGCAAAGTTCTTTATTTCTTCAACGTATTTGACTTTTTTAACTTTGTCTAATTCACCACCAGCTACGTATACAACTTGAAAGCCCATTATTATCTCCTTATAATATATCTGGAGTGAATATTATATAAGTTACATCAAAGTATGCATCGTATACTATTGACCATTCTCCAGATATACTTTCATGCGAGTATTCGCTATGATCTTCATCTAATGATTCTCCATATATATAACAGTTAGAAAAATCAATCCTGTCCTCTTCTATTTTACCTTTTATCTTTAAATAAATCAAGTTAGTTTTTAAAGAATTATTTATACTATTAGGTTCAGGAAAATATTCTAATACCTCGATAGGATCTTCTAAATTATCAAAGAAATCTTCAAATGCTACCATTTCAGAAGTATCTTCTTCTGCAATAACAGCATCTGTAATAGGCTTTATAAAGATTTGGTGTGTATCTCCCCAATCTCCTGTTTCACATTTTACTCTTACAAAATACATTCCTTCTTCTGCTTTAAAATTAGGAATATACTGTATTTTTTCAGAGCCATTATCTTTTACTACATCTTCTATGATTAAACGCTCGAATGAGTTTTCTTTTGAAATTTGGAATATATAAGAAGGTGCTCCCTGATTATCCCACTCGAACATAGGAATTTCATTTGTTATTAAACCATATTTTGGAGAAGTAATTTTAACTCCTGTATAGCTTGCTACTGGTTCAGTATAAAATACATTTATATATTTTTTAATAAGCTGATTACCAGTAATGTCAGCTATTTTATCATTAAGCATTAAAATATAAGTACTATCTACATCAAAAGGTTCATCTGGTGTATAAGTTAATACTTTATCTTTATAAGTAATACTACCTTTTACTACATCATATTTTGAATAATCTCTAAGACTATTTGCATTTTTATATACTTTATTAGTATCTTTGAATACTACGATATTCTTACCTAATGTATTAGGATTTATATCAGAAGTAAAAGTAATGTCAATGCTACTGTTCACATTGACATTACTTTCCTGATGTGAAGGAGACATCAATAATACTTTTAAACCTATTGTTTCGTTCATATTATCCATTGTCTCGCTCCTTAATATTATTCAGCAGCCTTTTTTGATCTACCACGTTTCTTTGGAGCTGCTTCTTCTTTTACTTCTGATTCCTCTTTCTTCACCTCTTTTTCCTGTTGCTCATCCTTACTTGTTTCAGGTTCAGCACTGGGAGTTTCTATTGGTTCTGAAGGAGTTTCTTCTTTTACTTTCTTATTAGTTACCTGTTCTCCGCCATCAAGCTGAATAAGAGTCTTCGTTCTCAAAGCCACCTCTATTGGCTTAGTGACCTCGTTGATAACTGCAACGGGATCACTAAGCGTAAGGTGCAGACGGGAAACTGGATCAAAGAAAGCATAATTGTTTGGTACCAAACGATTTAGTGCAACTTTCATATCAGTTCCTCCTGTATATTATTAGCAAATTACTGTTCGATAGTATAAACACGCTCTGGAGTAGCGAAGGACTTAGCCATGCTAATATTCTTAGCTGAGCAGATTGCACGACCTTCATTATAAGTACCAAAGCCGTAACGCTCAACTACTTTAACGTTGTTAAGATCACGAGAAGGATCTCTAAAGTTCTCAGTCTTAAGATCGTCCTGCTGGATAAGAACACCAACGTTATTACCATCAACGCAGAACATATCGAATGTTTTAGCGCCTGTATCAATAGGAGCAAATGGAGAAAGGTTTACATTGAATGCAAACGGAAGTCTACCCTGAATACTTTCAGGTCCCAGTTTAAACTGAGCAGTTGGCTTCTCTCTATTTGTCTCTCTATCATATGGAGCTGTAAGAGAACCAGTAAGACCGTTTCTTGCAAATACAGACCATACAAGTGGATGGAGAACAAGATCTGTAGGAGTATACTCGTTATTGTAAACTGCGATGATAAGATCAAGCAGGTCATCAATAGAAAGAGTATCGTTAGGCTGTCCCTGGAAGTTAAGACCTGTAGTTCCTGCCTCAGGAATTCTGTCACGAAGAGAGTTATCGAAAACAGTCCAACCATGGCGAAGCCATTCGTCAAATGCTTTCTGCTCCTTCAGACGAGCCATAGCACGTCCTGCTTCCTGAAGAAGAACTGAGATAAGATCAAATTCGATATCAGACTTAAGTTCGTCAGTATACTGAACACGAACACCAGTCTTACCAACTTTGATCATGGAGTTTTTAGCAAGCTCCCAATCTACAGTCTCTTCTGGGATTTCCTGTCCTTCTGCGACATCATATGCTCTCATTACACCGATAGACGGGAACATAACTGCACTTCCGTTCTTAAGACGGATCTTCTTATAGAACTTAGAAGCAAGGTATACAGGCTCAGCTGCCTGTCTCATTGTTCCAATAACTACTCTTGGAATAAGTACCTTTGCTGAAGGTGATGCCAAGAAATCCACAAAGTTAAATCCAGGAACATCCTTACCATCCAAAGTTTCCTTAAAAGCTTTAAGGATTTTATTGTCATCTTCTGTAAGCTGATATAAATCAAGCTCTTTATCGTCAAGCATCTGGCCATTCTGTAACTTCTGTTGAAGTTCTTTCTGGATAGAATCATTAGCCTGATTCATACTGTCAAGAATATTTACTAATGCCATTTGAATTTTCCTCCTTTTTATATTTGCTGGCTCAATTAAGAGCCAGCATTAAAATATTATCGTTTCAGTAATACATACATAGCACCGTGAACACCCTTGAAGTCCATCCAAGATGGAGTACCATAGTGAAGTGCTTTATATGTTGCTGTAACATTAGTGTCAGCATTTACAGTAGCAGGAACAGTGATAGTGATAAGTCCCTTCTTATAATCGATCTGAAGGTTATCAGCTGCAACAGCATCATTACCGATCTTAACAGTAACACCCTGCTGAAGGTTATTGATCTTGCCACCTGCAAAGTCAACAGCCTGGAACTGAACTTTAGTATCTTTCTCAGTACCAGAAACGATTGTACCGATAACCATATCTGTATATTCAGTATCGTTCTTACCGAATCCATCATAGTTACCAGATCCATCATGAAGTCCTGTGATACCTGTAGGATCAGTAATCAGTCGAGACTGATAATTCTGGAAGATGGTGTTACCATCTGCATAACCAGGATCGAATGGATAACCCTCATCACCAGGCATATTAGAAGCACCTGATCTATTGATGAATGTATCATCTTCTTTCCTGTACTGCTCTTCCCAAAGTACCCATTTGATCCAGCCTTCAA